CCACGTTTCCACGCCTTCACAACGCCTGTAATGGTGTCAAGGACGATGAAGACCGCCATGAACGCCATGAACTTCCAGTCGTTGAATATGAACTCCTTAAAGAACTCAAGGCAAGGGGCAAGTATCGCAGCCGCTAACATTGGCAACTTGAATTTCGCAAAGGTGAACTGTTCTTGTAGGTTGCCTATCAACTCATTCATTTTCATTGTTATGTTCTGTCAGGTTAAGGCGTTCCAATTCCTCTAACCAATCGGGTGTTTCAATCTATTCTGTACGTTTCAAGTTGCTGATTAGCCCACTCTAAAACATCTGCGTCACCCCATGCGCCCTCGTTCGGGAACCCATCAAACCTCACCCCGAACAACTTTGCAGATGCAGTGGATAATTCTACACTCACGCTACCAGTTTCTCCACCTATATGATAAGTCGCTTTCACAACTGTCATGGCTGGGTCTACTAAGTCAACACTGAATTGAGGGAATCGGTATGTCGCCATCTTATAGTTCTGAAATGTTGAATCTTCTAACGGGTATGTATGAGGTCGCTACTGACTTTGTTCTTACCGTCAATGGCGTGCTTGCATTGCCGACTATCATCCAAGATTGAGCCGTTGCAGCGGGGTATGTGGTGGACGAATTAAGAAACGATCCGCCTATACTGAATGGCCCATAGGTAAGGTAAAGGGTCTGCGAAAAGTTCATGATCGAAAGCAACTCCACCACGTTAGGTAGATACCACCCGCTCACGAATGCCCCTGCCGTGAATGCCAAACAGTTTGATATTGCCGTCGTCCAAGTTGCTGCGCCTTGCAGCACCCGAAAGTAGCCCATAACGTCACCGCTTGCCTCTTCAAATGTTGACCAGTCCAGAACTATGTTGTTCGTGTATGTCTGACCTCCAAGTGTATCTGTGAACCTGTTGGTGTTTCCGAAGTAGTTGTTTTCGGCCAGCGTCAAAAAATCAACCGAACGACCTCGTTCAAGGTCGCCATCGTCACCAGTAACGTAGCTGACCGTTTGGCCAGTCTTCATAAGTTTAGCCGTTGTCTTTGGTGTTGTGGGCGAACTTGTCACCTCCCACGTCTGTAACCCCGCGTTCCAAGTTCCCGATTGTGTGCCATCCAAAGTTACGAAGATATTAGCGTCAACCTCCGCCTCTTGGTCTGTGACCTGTATGCCGTTGATGAATGTGGCGTTATTGTCAATTACCCAATCGCTGCCTTGCTTGCTGCCTACGGGGTTGCTGCCTCCGTTGACAACGGGGACATTTAGCGCGCCTCCGCTTGGGGCTGTGCCGAACGGGGCTGTGTTGACGGTTACTGTTGCAGCAGGTGCTACTATTGTTTCCGCTGCGCCAGATGCGATTGAACCGCTGTCTAATGTGTTGGGAGGTACATCGGTATCAACGAGGGTGTAGGTGGCCGCCAAACAAACGATTCCGCCTAATGATGCAGTAACGCTAATTGTTTCCGTAAGCGTTGCGGTCGCTGTTATCATTGCTCGTAAGCTGTCGGGCTATCCTCAACATCCACAAGTTCAATGCCAGTGGCAACATCGCGCTTAATCCCGCCTTCAAAATCAGGGTCTGTAAATGATGCGACCACCTCCAATAGACACGGGTCATTTTTGAAGTTCAATGTCTTTGTGTTGGCGCGGTCGAAGTTCACGGATATGACACCACCTGCATCATTCACGGTTGTAATGTCGCCATCCGACATAAGCCATCTTTGAATTATGCGCTTCGGAAATTGATACGTTAAAACCTCAAGGTCGGCAAGTGTTGAAATGGTCACGGGTGTGCCGTTTCCACCCGTCACCGTGACCTGAATTACCCTGTCTGATTTCCTAACTATGCTCATAACTCAACAAGGATATAGGTGGCATTTTAAGGTGTAGGCAATAGGATGTAGGTAAGCACTAAAGTAATGTCGCTATCTCCTGCGGTCGGGTTCCCAGCAGGTACAAATACCTCTACGTCTCCGCCGTCTCCAATGTTATCTGCCCCGCTAAGCAATGCGAAATTCATAAACACAGGTGCGGAAAAACTAAGGGCCGCCGCTTCTGTCGCTATATAACCAGTTGAATTGACGCAATACACCTGTAATCCGACATTTGTGGCGTATGGTGTAGTATTGAAAATCGCCTTCATCTGGATTGATAGCGGCTGAATGTAATATCCTGAAGGAACGGAAATTCCAAATCCCTTTGGCACGGCCCCCAATGTCAATACCTGCGCCGTTGGGATGTTTAGGGTTGCCGTCTTAACCGCTTGACTTGTGCCGTTTCCAACCTCCACCAATTTCAAAACATTCGGCAACATCTGCGCTAATGTGATCTGCGTCCAATACACACCCTCGGCAGGTGTCTGACCAGAGAATGTACCCGCGAAAACGGCTTGCCAAATTCGGGAATTATAGCCCACAAACTTCTTGTATGGGTTAGAAGACGTGCTATCATAAACAGTGGCTGGGTTATACGCCTCGACATTTCCACCGCTTACGATGTCCTGAATAGCCGCGTACATGTCAATCACCCGCTGATCCCACTCCGCGTATGTCAACTCCGCTGCCTTGGTTGTGAGTGGAGGGTATGCGGTTTCCCGCAATACCATTGTATCTAATGCGCTTAATGTGCTCATATCGCTTTCATTCTAAAACCGTGGCCTCTGTTTTTTCTTACTCCTGCGCAATATAGCGGATAAATCGCGGGATAGTTACATAGGAATGCGCGCAGTTCGTCCTCATACGCCTTCGCCCCGCTACGTGTCTGTGCTATCATTTGAGTGCGTTGCGACCCGCTTATCCGTTCGCTGTTCTCCAATGACTTCTGAACGAAACCGCTGTTTGTAGATTTCACCCCATCAACCACCAATAGACGCGCATAGACATAATACTTCAATACCATTTTTAAGCCATTGAAATAGATAGCGTCTGCCGATCCGTTCGGGGTGTATTGCTTGCCGTCTAATAGCTCGATGTACTTTGTCGCGGTCAGATTGTTCATCATGTCCAAGTACATAGCCGCGCCAAGTACAGGTTTGATGTCAAACTCTTGCGCCTCCGTAATTATCGGGTCAATATCGCGATCGTCCAAGTTCTGTGTCAGAAACTTGTTGTCCGCAAAGTCTGTTATGTTGATCAGGTTTGTCATAGTGTGGGCGTTTTAGGCTCTTCAACCCCCGCCAACATCTCACGGGCTACTTCATTACTGAAACCATATATCTCGCGCAACATGGCAATACCAGCGGGAACGCTTGTCTGTCCAGAGCTAATTGACTGTTGAAGTGTGATCAAAGCCGTAACGCCACCAACAGACCCGCGCAGTTCGGCCTGTGCATTCGCCACTTTGTCAGCGGTTTCTGCATCAATGTTTCTTTCTGCAATGTCGGACATTGTTAACGGCTTGATCTTATAGCTGCCACCAAATGTATCGAATAGCAACCAATCCAATGTTTCTTCCAGAACCGCCCTTTCATCCTGTGTCATGCGGTTGTAGAACGAAACCGCATCGTCCAGTTGAGCCGACAATCCAAGTGAACCCGCCACGGCTTCAAGAAACACAGTGGGAATTGCGAATACCTTACGAATGTTGTCCTGTGTTGACTTTTCGTGATACTCAAATAGCTTGTCGTTGTTCTGGTGGGTGAACGGCAGTAGTTCGGGTTTCTGCTCAGGCGTGTCAACATCTATCAACATTACCTTGTTGAAGTTCTCCGCACCTTGGAACTCTTTGATCTGCTCGACCATACCATCCTCGGTATCGTTGTCGCCCTCCGCCTGTCCGTAACGAACAAGCATGTGAGAAGCCATGAATGACCCGCTTATGTTTCGGTATTTGAATAGCTTAATTTGGCTATCTGTTTCGATGTCTTCAAGTTCACTGTCAAATGGAGACAACGGATAAGCGACCTCACCACCTGCACCATAGTAGCATACCTGCCCTTTGTAATTCTCAATTCCACCCGCCTTTGCTATCTGTTCTCGCACGACTTCTGGATCAGGGTCGTATAGATCAATGAAGTCAATTTTAGCCTTATCAATCCTCTTTTCAACTTCCCTTGCCCAATCGGGATAGACGGCAATAGACACGGGTTTCTTGTCCTTATCAATGCCTATTCGGCAATGTGAAAAAGGTACGTGACTTGACGTGGTTTCCCTGCCTGTGATGTCGTAGTTCTTATGAATAGCGAAACCTCCGTGCATGGCGTAATCGAACGCAACGCGCCTAAGTAACTTGTCAGCAGTAAGTCTATCGCCATCAACTACGGTATTACCTAAAGCCGTATCAGCAAATCCAGACCCATTGATGAACTTGAAAAATATATCAATGCAAGATTTCGCCACGCCAGAACCATTGACAATATCGACCACCCTTTGAGGATAGGCGTTGTCAATGTCGTAGTTGATGATTCCGAGTGTGCGGTCATCCCTACGAACTATGCGCTTCTGAATCTTTGCAATGTTGATCCTCATTATTCAGAGTCGGCAGGTGTTTCAGAATCTTCAATCTTTGGTGTTTCCACTACTTTCGGAGGCCGCCCACCTTTGCCCTTTTGCTTTTCAACCTTAGCAGGTTTTACCCCTGCATCCAAGTCGGCCAGTAGTTCTTCGCCATTAACGAATGATTTGGCCTGATTGCGGTTAGCCATTACCATCGTCAAAGAAACCTCATCGGTAATGTTGGCGTTGGTGTAGTGTGACTGATTGAAGTGAACCAAAGCGTTCGGCCTTAGCTTGTATTTCCTTTCCATTGTAATGATTTTTAGTTGATCCTCGTTTAATGATTTCAGTTCAAAGAAGGCATCCAGTATGCAATTATGACACGTGCCTTCGCCTACCCTTTTACCTGTCAATTCCTTATACATAGCAAGGAATCTGACCACCGTAGCATTGCCCTTGTCTATCTGACCTTTCGGCACAACTATCAAAGGGCTTACCTCATTCAGTAACTCTTTGATTTCGGTAGGTGTCATGCTGCGAATGTATAAAAAAAGGCGGTGTCACGTTTCATCGCGCACCGCCCTTTCTTTCAGTGTTCAAGGATTAGACCAGCAACGCTTCAACAATTGCCAATGTAGTGGCGAAGTCAGTATCCCATAGCGTGTGCGGCAATGAAGATGGGCGGCTGATCTCATCGTTACGGATAAGAAGGTTGTAAGCCCCTTGCGTTTCAGCGTCTGCCAAAATACGCTCAAGTTCTTGCAACCTCAAACCTGTTTGGAGGCCGTATATCTCGAATGCGGAGTTTCCAGTTGCACCCTTCCTGTTGTTCTGAACGATTGCAACTACTTGTGCGCCATCTAATTTGCCAAGCTGCAATTTAGCAGCGGGGCTATTGTCGAAACATTTGAAACGAACTTCGTGATCATACCCATTCACGTAACGGCCTTTCACCATTGCAGAACGCGGCTCATTGGAGTTGTTCACCCCTTCAAACACGTATCCAACGGCAGCCCCTGCCAGAACAATGTTCTCGACAATGATAGGGTTAGCACCATCGTAAGTGATCGTACCCGCTTCAACATCTGCGAAGTTCAACAGGATCAACCTGTCATTAACTCCGCCCGAAGGTGGGTTGGCACAATCGTAAGCGATACCCGCTGTAAGTGCATCACATATTGGCATGATTTCTTTCTTTAAGGGTTAATGCTTAGTAAGCAACTTGGATCATGTAGTCCTGCAACACCTTCGCGTCAAGGTTAGCCCCGAAGTCGAAGTATGTCTTCTTGTCTTTCTTGTCAAAAAACACGTCAACTTCTGACAAAGTACCTTCCTCCTCCGTGCCGAATGCAAGGTTTGACTTGGTGGTCAACAGTGCGCGGTGTGGCAAGTAGTAGTTAAGCTCCGTAGCGATTGTGCGCATGTAGGTCTGAATCATTCGATCCCAGAAGCTGAACGCGTAGATGGTGACACCCATGCGTTTGATCATTGTGATACCTTCCTGAATGTACTCGAAAGCAACAGGGATACCGTTAGCGGCTCCCGCTTCCAGTTCTCGAACATACTGATCAGCAACCGATTGCGTTACAATGATAATCTTATCGGCCTTATCGCGAAGACGGTAGTCAGCGTTGAACACAAGATTCTGCAACATCGTAGTAACTACACGGTTGGTCGTGTCTGTTGAGGTGAAGGCTTGCAGCGCAAAGGTCAACTGTCCGTTTTTCGCGGTCAAGTCTGTGGTCTTACGCGCAGGTGTTGCGGTAACGATTGCAAACAACTGCTTCCAGATTCCATCAAAAGCATTCCAACGCTTCGCAACGAAACCAGCCGTCACGAATGTGCCACCTCCTGCGGTGTCATCGGCTGCGGTGTCACCAAACCATACAAGTCGGTGGAACATTTCAGCGATCGCGTCCTGATAACGCTCGATGAAAAACAGAGCGAAGTCCGTAGCCGTAAGGTCGTCTTTCTGCACTCCATTTTTCAGACCGTAAACAAAGAAGGTAGCCAACAGGTCATCGAAACATTCGCTGAAACGATCGTCAATGTATGCGGGCTCCCAGAACTTGTCGGAGTTGGTAATGGTTGCATTGTTCTCGACAGGTGCGCAAGCAGAAGCATCGTGCTTCTGACCTACAAGGCCAGATAGACGGCCAAGGAATGCGATCTGCTTTTTGGCTTTGATGCCCGTGTATGCGGTAAGAAATTCAGTCATCGCGGGTTTCGCGAAGATGTCCTCCATGATGCCTTCCGAAAGGGCTTTTATCTCTTCACCGTTAAAGGCCAGATCTGCGGGATTAAGGATTGCCATTGTTTTGGGTTGTTAAGTTGGTTGTGAGTGAGTGATTTACTTCTTTGCAGCGGCTTCTTTCTTGGCAAGTCGAGCTTCTTTGATGGCTGAATAACCACCTGCACCTTTAGGCTCATCGGCCACTACCTTGCGGAATGCGACCTGCTGAGCGGCAGGTTTGTAGGTGCTTTGAAGTTTGGCTACTTGCGCAAATTCCTTTTGCAACTCCGCAAATGCTGTTTTTTCCTGCTCGCGTTCGGCTTTCAGTTCGGCCAATTCCTTAGCCAATGCCTCCGCGTTCGCGTCTTCAACAACGGCCTCCATGATTTCAGTAATTACACCGCCAACAGTGACCACTTTGATTTTCTCAAAGATG